AAGTCCGTGGTACCACCACCAATCACAACATTGCCTATTGTTGCAACTTGATCTACATCTAAATTATTTGCTATATCAACATAATTAAAGTTTGCATTAGATCTATGACTAACTCCTATATTAGTTCCATCAATCGTTCCATTATTAATATCTACCTGTGCAAATGTAGAGACACCAGTGACCTCAAGATCATTAGCAATCTTGACTTTCTTTGTCGTTGTAATTCCAGTATTACTGTCAAATGTAGCCCACGTTCCACCAGCACCTGTGGATCCTCCTCCTCCACCACCACTAACAGTTTCAAATACAAAATTCTTTCCTGCTGGTTGTGATGTATCTACTTTTAGAAACTTACCATCATATTCACTTAAATCAGTGGCAATACCAACAATATCATCAAGATATTGTAGTCTTGTTTCACCACCACCACCTAATGTGGATAGTTGTGTTTGAATGCGTCCTAAAAATAATCTATAATGTTGTTGAAGTTGATCTAACGTAACATAATTTTGATCTAAAGGTGTAAGTGGATCTGATGTTTTAGTAGATGGTATTGTTTGCTCAATGAGAGTTTCATTAATCTTACTCTCCTCTTTTAATTTTTCATAAACTTCCTCAAGATGTCTAATTTTTGTTGAAAGTACAAAATTTTCTTTTTCTAATTTTCCTTTTATATTTTTTTCAATTGATGATAAATTATCATTATGCTCTTTTAAATTATTTTCTCCTTTTATTATTTCATTTTCTAAATTAGAAATTTTATTACTTAAATCATCATTTTGCTCCTTTATATTATTTTCACCACGAATTATCTCAATTTCAAGATTTGAAATTTTTTCAGTCAAATCTTTATTAATTGATTTATTAACCTTAAAGTGTTCAATTACATCTTTCTTAAGTTTTTTTATCTCATTTACTTTAGTTTTTATAGTTTTGGATAAACCGTCATTACCTGAATATAAATCATTGATTTTATTTTCAAAATTTGTAACAACTTCATTTAAATTTTCTTCTGTTTTAGATTCTATCTCAAACTGTTTAGTATCAATATTTGTTGAAACTTCATCTATTAATTTAGAAAATTCTTCTTTAAATTGATTGAATTTTTTATCTGACCTTACTTCAGCATCAATTATATTTTTTTTATATTTTGGTAATTCTACTTCTGCAAATTCATTAACTACCTCAGTTACATCTGTTACCTTTGATTTTATTTCAGTTAATGTTTCTGTATTAATACTCTTTACATTATTCTGTAATGTGTTTATATTTTCTTCCAACAAAAAGACATACGACATCATCGCATTATCAAGGTCTTCTTTTTTAAGAAAATCTTCTAATTCAGTTTTTATTTCATCTACAACTTTAATTGTCTCGGTAATTTTATCAAATTTTGATAAATTTTCCTTAAAAGAATTGAAAGCTTCCGAATAAGAACTTAAATTTGGTTTACCAATTAAATTCTCATTATCTTTACTTTCCTTTTTAAAGTAATCTGAAGGTTTTTTGATCCCCATTATTAAGACTTATCATTTAAACTAGTATTATTATTTAGAAGACCATCTTTGAGCAGTTTTGACAATTCAGCAGTTGATCCTACAAATAAAGAATTATTTGTGACGTTATTTGTTGTTTTCTGAATGTCTTCTTCAACATCCTTAAGTTTTTTCTGCAAATCCATTAATTTATCTGTGCTGTCTGCAACAGATTTTATTAATTGTCCTGCAACCTCATATGCTCTGGGACTTGCACTCTCACCAGCAACTTCCATTATACCATTTATTGCTTCTTGACCCTTCTCTATTAAGGAATACAACTGCCCTCTAGTATACTCATAATCTTTATCTACATCATTCTTATTTTTTGAAAGATTGAGTTTTTTTTCTTTGACAGGTTCAATTTCAACAGAGTCTGTATTAAATGTTTTATTTAATGAGTTAAATTTATCTTCCATAATTCATTATATATCCTTTTGTTGAGTTGGACTATATGTCTTACCATCAGAGAAGAATGAAGTAGTTTCACTAAATCCAAAGTCATCATCAGGACCTGCTGTTATTGGATCAGGTTCAACAGTGTATCTTACTTCACGTTTTGCATTTTTAGTGTCAACATCAGTATGATAATCAATTTGTGCCTTTTTAATTAAACCTTGGGAACTATCTGGAACAGGTCCAAATAGATATGTTTTTGCAGTAAATGATAACGTATAAATTAATGCTCTACGAGTTGAAAAATCACCTTCATAATCATCTTGAAAATTAATTGAATCTAAAACTATGGGTATATCTCTTTTTTCACCAATAGCAGTTACTAAGTCTACAGTTAAATTAAATGATGGTTGAAAGAATGGTAATATTTGTTCAACAATTTGTAATGCATCATCATTTATTTTTGTTAAAATATTTAATTCAAATCCAATGTTATATGGAACAGGCATGAATACCTTTTTAATCTTATTTCCATCAGATGCTTTAAAGGTTTGTGTTATACCAGTTTTTCTTGTAGCATCATAAGTAACATTAGTCATTTCAAATGACATTCTGGGTAGAGTCATTGCTACAGGTTTGTTTAGATCTGCCTGTTGTTCTAATCTTGCTAAGAATTTTTGTGAAGGTCCATATGCTAAAGGAATTTTCATTTCACTATAAGTGTCCCCATCTTTATCATCATGTCTGATGTAAATTGCATTAAATAATGTTCCAAAAGATATTATTGTCTTTCTAATTATTTGATGGTAGTAGTAAGTTCCTAACATTAAAATGTACCAAATGGATTTCCTTCTGAGAAGTCGATGATGTCATCAGCTTCACTTTCTATTTCATCACCCTTATCATATTTATCAGCAAATTCAGCTGATTCAATAAAATCAACTGTAAATCTAGCATTTGAGGTGGATCCTATAGCTACATCTCCTGCGATAAATGTGCCATCTGTTGTCCCCAATTTTAATACATTATTAGATGTATCCCATGATTTAACTCTACCTTTTGCTCCAGATATACTTCCTGTTATCTGCTCATTAAAGATGTAAGTACCAACTCCTGTAATTACTGGTGGTGGAGAAATAGTTGCGATACCAGTTCCAGAAGTATATCCAATACCAGCATCTTCCAAAAAGGTTTGAGTGACAAAACCATCTGTGCTGATGCTCACTCTACCAACAGCAGTTCCGATACCTGATGTAGGTGTATTGAAGAATATTGTTGGATTTCTTGCATATCCACTTCCACTTGAGGCAATGCTGATTGCACCAATACCTGCAGAATCAGTTACGAGGACAGCTGTTGCTGCTGCGCCAACACCATATGATGTTGATCCAACACCAGTGATAGTAGAGGAGGCACTTACAATAGTTATAGTTGGTGTAACTGTATATCCCGCACCTGGATTTGTTAGTAGTATCTCTTTAACTGATTGTGACCCTAATACAGAAGTGGTAATTGCAACAGCAGTAGCATTAACACCACCAGCTGGTGCAGTTGATATGGATACGGTTGGAGTTTTTGAATAATCAAATCCATCATTATTTAAAATTATGTTTCGAATATAACCAGTCGTTGTTGTAATGCCAACCGTTGCAGTTGATCCAATTGAAATTAATTGTAATGATGTTATATAACCTTGATCAACTAATGTGTCATCGATAGTCTGTGTAGTTCTAGTTAACTCATTCCAACCACCAATTTCATCTTGAAGTTCAAATAGTTCACATTTTAATTGATAAACATAATTTTTACCTAACTGATAAAATGGGTCTTCATGTTCAACAAATTTTATTTCAAATAATCTTTTACCTAAAGGAAAAAATATCAAATCACCTTCACTTGGTCTTGTAGATACTTCAATCTCACCAGCTGGTAAACCTGTTAAAAATGGTGATATAAAATCTTCAAATCTTTCTCTTGAAATAGTAACTGTTAGTTCATCCTTTAAACTCATTCCAAATTTAGTTAGAACATCTCCAGCACCAGAATAACCCTCATATGTGTTAACATATGCTTCAATTAAAAAATTATCATTAAATGAAGAAGATTGAATTTCAGTTAATATTTGATCTTTTTTTACTATTTTACGTGGTAAATATACAACTTCAACCCCATAAATTTGCAATTGCTCATTTATAAGATTTTGAACTAATCGTTGTTCACTTTGTGATCCTTGTAAAAAAAAGGGATTTAATGCCATTATCCAATCATATCTAGTGGTGGAATTTCATACTCAAGCATCATTCTTTCTCTTAAACTCTCCAATTCTCTCACAGCATCTTCATATATCTCTCTACCATTTAATTCAATGCCACCTGGTAATTTTACACCTTTAAATTTAATTAAATTTTGTCCCCACTGTTTTTTAATTAATGCAGTAGCGTATCTTTTTAGAAATAAATCATTTAGCATATTTGTAAAATCATCAGGGTTTAATGCTCTATAACATTCAATAACAATAAAAGTGCCTACCTTTTGTGCCTTCCAATCAAGATCTAAATATAATCTATCAGTCCTCATATTAAATCTTATCTGTTTATCTGTAGTTAAAAGAAAATCAATATCTTCAAGATAGGTTTTTGTCATAGAGTATTGTAGAAGATCCACAGAATTAAACCTATACAAATCATTTAGGAATAATTGATACTTAATACTAAACATTCCACCAGAGATGGTGCTTGAGTCAAATTTAAAAACTCTCTCAATTCCTAAAACAGGTTCAGGAACCTGTATGAAATTAGATGTCTCAACCCAATTACTCTGGATATTTCCAAAACCACTTATTTCTGTAGAACCTCCAGTAGTAGTTACAATACCAACTCCTGTTGTTCCAGATGCTGTTCCTCTATCTATATCATCTTGAGTGAGTTCATGCTTTAGATACGTCTTCTCAACACCATCATAATGCCTTTCATTGTAAAGTTGTCTTGCATCATCCAACGCATCATCTATCTGATCATCATCAACGTTTATCTCCAATACAGGAGCACCTAGTTGTCGTAAACAATAATCAATAAATTCTTGTCTATTACTTATTAATGCCATCAGAAAGATCCTCCATCTAAAGATGTAATATCACCAGTAAAAGTAACAACACCACTTGTTGCTGTTATAATACCAGAATCCACTTTAACTCTATTTAAGGTACTTATACCACTTACATTCAATTCACCTATAGATCCTAGATCTGTGGCAACAACTCCAGTTAATTGACTTCCGTCTCCTAAGTATGTAACAATTCCAGTTGTAGAGGAAACAATCCCACTCGAAACTGTTATGATTCCCAGTGTAGATACACCACTTACAGATAATTGTGTAACAGAAGCTATACCACCAACTACATTTGTAGCATTAACCGATTGTTCTGGATTTACAGATGGTTGTGTCGTTAAAACCTTTATTGCAGGTGTAGGTCCAATGTTTGCATTAATTTCTGACATTACCTTGTTACCCCATCTCTAACTAATGCTGATCCTTCGACTACTCTTGTTTTTATTGCACCTGAAGTAACAACTATGTCATACACATATCTACCAGGTTTTATATTAACTGTTTCAGTTGATGCTAGTCCAACTAAAATTTTTCCAGTGGTTGCATCACTTATAGAGGAAGTGAAGGTCGTTACACCTGTACTACTTGCATGTTTTCTCATTTGAGCTGCTATAGAGTAACCAGTCAAATTAAATGGTGAGTTATCTTGTGTACTACCTAGTTCAAATGTTTGACTGAAAGTTGATCCAGCATTTATAACTAGATTTGATACATATACTGCTGACATCGACTTTTATATTAATCCTAATTATATTTAGTTTTTATTAAGATTATTAATAATTTGAGATAATGCTTCTTTTATTTCTTCAATATCATTTTTCATTTTATCTAGTTCTCTTTCTTTTTTATTATCACTTTTTATTAATTTCAAATATTGATCATATCCATTATTATCTGTATTAATAATAGCTCCTGTTTTTGAATCTCTAAAAAGATTTGTATGTCCTTCTACTTTTATCATCTTACTGCAATAGTCCTCAATTCTTTAATTCTTGGGGATGTTGATTGATCTGAACTTGACATAACAATCTTTATGGTATAACCATTAAATTCATCTAAATTATCAGCAGTAAACTGATATTCTGAAAACTGGTTAGATGTGTTTGATGGCACAAACGAATCTGCTCTTCCATCATTTCTTGATGCATCTACAACTAAATCTCCAAATCCATCATCTGGATCTACATTTGTTAAATTTTTATAACCAGGAAATAGTTCAAATGATTGTGCAGTTTCTTCCGAATTAATTCTATTCAAACTATATAAAACTCTAAAATCAGCAGAGGCAGGTCTATTTGCACTCAAAATAACTTTAAGTGATGTAGCTGGTTTTGATAATCTTATACTATTTGAAACATAAACAGCAGCATGAGGATCATTCAATATTGAATTAACTTCACCATTTACATCATACTTATCAAGATTTATTGGTCTATTGATTCTACTTGAGTATAATTCAACGTTCGGTAAAGTTCTCATTGAAATCGCTGGTGATAAATTCGGATTGTTTGAACTTAAATTCATAAGTAATGTAAATGATTTATTTTCTGATAAACTATTTAAATATTGATTTTCATTAACTTTAGATGCCACCATGCGAACACTATTTAATGGATTTAAATTATTAAGAGAAACAGGTTCATAACCTAAGTCAACAAATGATGGTTCATTTCCTCCCACACTTGTTCCAGATATTGTTCTTATTGATGCGTTAATATCTGTTTTTGCACCATCAACACCAACTGGAGTAGAAACTATAATATTAGGTTTTATAGAATTGAATAATATATTCTCACTAGATCTTACAAAATTTCCACCAGTTGATTGTTTTGAGTTGAATGATAATTGTGGGAAGTTGAATGAATCGGATGATCTATCTTTACCATTTGCAGATCTATCAAACTCAACAAAATGACTATCTAATTCTATTTGATTACTACTTACATTCAGATTATTTCTAGATAATCTTCTTATGGAAACACCATTTAATTCATATTTACTAACTAGAGTATTCACATCGTGACTTAATATATTTGTACTATCAACTCCCCTTCCATTAGCACCAGAAGCAATATTCAATACTCCATCTCCAACACTACCATATCCTATAATTTCATTATCTATTTTAACGTAACCTGTATTAATTCCACTAACAGGAGCTCCCTCAAAATTAGCAAATACTGATGTGCTTGCAACACTTATACTACTTGACTCATTATTTAATAATGTAGCACTTAATTCTGTTGGAACTATATCACTAGAAATATTTTTCAAATCTAATTTGTTTGTATTGGAATACATACCATGATCTAGATTTTTAACTTTAAATAAATTTCCAGCATTAATTCCTGTAGTGTTAAAGTTATTTGATGTGATAGTAGTTGCTGCTAAACTTACAATATTATTACTATCATTAAAGAAACTCAAAGCAGTACCAACATTAGCAGGAAACGAGTTATTATCACCTTTAATATTACTTAAAAATAATTTAGTACCTAGAGTATTATTAATTTTTGAAATTGTAATTCGTGCTCCCCTTCCTTGGCCTCCTTTAGTTCCTACAGTGTTCGTAACTATTCCAACAACATCTCCAACTTTATACCCGACAACTGGAGTATCTACTGGATCTGATGTAGAGATTCCAGTAACAATTGCACCAGTAGTGGCATCAACACTATCAATTTTAAATTGCATTCCAGTTCCTTCACCTGTAATTGCAAAAGTATTAACTCTTACATCAGCTGTATAATTTGAACCACCATCGGTAATTTTAATTTGACTCGCACTACCACCAACACCTGTTATAACAGCAGTGCTTGTAGAATTAATACCACAAATTTTTCTACCTGTGGTTAATATTCCAGTTAAAACTGAACTAAAACTTGAAATTTGAATTGATCCAGTTTTAGAGAATGTTTCTATTGAGTTTGGAACCAATCTTGGAATATAATTATTACCTTCACCTAATTCAGAATTATGTAAAAGTAATGAACCACTAGTGACAAATTGAGCTTTATATAATTTAAATGTCAAATCTTGCTCATTATCTTCTGACCATAGTGCACCATTTTGTGATTTAAAAATTGCTCCTAATGTATATTGCTGTGAATATTGTATTGATTCTCCTCCAGTTGCACCAGGTATGGATTGAGGATTCAAAGCAGTCTGTCCAGAAACTCCAGTGAAAACAGTATATTTGTCTGAATCTGGGGCAAGTAAAACAATTGCATAAGTTTCATTTGGACTTAAGTAAAGAGGTTCATCAAATGTAAATTTAGTTCCAACTGATGCATCCTCAGATGTTTGAATTAATTGATTAGAAACACCATTTATAAATTGTGTAGATGCTAATGTTTTAGATGCTAAAATTGATTTAGAGGGTCTAGTTCCTTCATCTGTAGTCCTCATTTGTAAAGTTACATCTGTACTTGGATCAATTGTTCTAAAGAATACTTCAACTGATGTAATATAAGCACCATTCTGATCATTAGAAGTGTTAAGAGCATTTTCAGTTTGTGGATTTCTAGAACCTATAACAAATGTTTGTGCCAAAGGATCATGATATTCTGCCTCTACTACATTTTCAATCTGTTGAGTAACTGAGATATTAGTCTCGATATTTGCCTCAAAATCAGCATTAATATTGAAAGTGGATGAATTAACTGTCTGAATTGTTTCCTTTTCAAATTCTAACTTTGTTCCTTCAGATGTGAATGGAATTTGAGCAGCAAATATGTTTGGATCAACACCAGGTATAAATGTTGCATTTGTTGAACTTGTGGTTAATAAGAAAGTTTTTTCTCCTGTATTAAATCTTCTATCAGGAGGTGGAATAGTATTTGGATCTCTAACAAAAAATGTTCCTATTAAATCACCTCTATTATCACTTATTAATCTTTTATTTTTTACATAAGCTTCAGCATTACTTTCTGTTCCAACTAATTTGTAACCTGTTTCTAAATATCCAAAATAATTTGATTGTGACTCATTAGATAATGAAAGTGTATCTATATTTACAATAGGTGTTGTAAGAGAATAATTTTGAGGCACTCTGTCGGCATTATTATTTTGATATGTGTAAGGATTAAATTGATATGATTCACTTGGATTATTAAAAGCACCAGTTTTATGATCTGGTTTACAGACTCTAAATTGCATCACAGGTGGTTCATTTGTATTATCATAAACTTCGACAGTTTCACCAATTATGAATGAAGAATTACTAGTTCCGGAACCAGATCCATTTTTTGTTGGAGAAACTTCAACTAATTTTGGAATGAAATCTACAATCTCTTTATCTAAGAATGTAAAAAATTGTGTATATGAAGGAAAACTAGAAGTCTCAAATTGCACATTTCTCGATCTCATGAATTGTGCTATCGATGAAGTAAGTCTGTTATCAATAACAGTATCCACACTTCTAACAGTTACACTATCAGAAGCACTACCATTTAAAGATAATTGACCCGTTATTGTGCTAGTTCCAGCATCTTCTAAAGTCCTTGATATGACTCCACCATTACCAACTCCTAACTGTGACCCCTGACCAGGAGTTACAAGTTGTTGAGTAGTTCTAGTGGTTACCTGTGTAATATCTCCACCCAATTCACCATTTACTACAGTATTTAAATTTAAATTTTGTGTTGTGTTTACTCCATCTTGCCTTATTACACCAAGATCATTTTCAATTGTTCTTGTCCATAAATCAGAAGCAGGAGTTAATCTTATTTGTCCAGTATATGATGGTATTAAAAATGGATTTATATTTAAAGAACTGGTGGCATATTCCTGTCCAAACCATTCTACCTCTTCATAATCTAAAGTTATTAAATCACCTGTTCTTCTTACATTTGAATCAAATAATTGATTATTTTGCCTTGAATCAAAATCTGCTTGAGATAATGGATTTTCTAACTTTGGAACTAAATCTAACGTATTTCTAGATCTAATTGGGAATATTACATTTGAAAACAAATCAACTTCAACAGTTGATAAAGTTGAATTCATTAAATTATAATTTCTAAATGGATCTACAAAAAATCCACTCTTAAATCTATTTCTACCCTCTGAGTCTAATATTTGCAGTGTTTGTACATTATTTTCTAACAATGATAGAGATGTAACTTCCTCTAAATTTGAAACTCTATCCTCAATAGTTCCAATATCTTTCATCGTAAATCTTTTATTCTCAGTTATTAATAATGATGCATTTTCAGGACTATAGAGATACGGTGGTAAAGTAATTGTTGCCAACTTCATCAATTCATCATTTCTGACTGGAGGTTTTGGATTTACTGATGATAATCCTTTTTCATATACAAAATTGCCATTTTTACTAAGATATAAATTATCAATTCTTGGTAAATAGAAATTATAATTTAAAGTAAAACTTTCATTAGGTGTAATAAATTGTTTTATTGTTGAAAAATCTCTTGAACCAAAAGTAAATGGTGATAATGTATCTGTGCTTACATCATATATTGGAACTCTTGGTCTAAAATCAATTGTATCAGTAGCTCTGACGTTAGATGATCCTATAGTAGGAATATCAAAATCAAATCTATCATTATCATAACTTAGAACTGTAAATACATCACCCTCATCATTATTTGCAGCAGAATAATAATCGAAAATTACTAATAATCTTCTTGATGGTGATGAAACATTTTTATTTCTAATAATTCTTGAATAATCATAATATTCGTTTCTTTGTCCTTTATCTAACGCATATGATTTTGTAAGATCTTTATATTTCCCTACATTTACTATACTGTTAATTTTTGTCTGAATATTTGACTCTGAAAAAGTAACATTGTCTGTTGATGTAAACTTGTTTAAGGTTAAGTATACAACAGATAATTGGTTTGATGTTGGTTTACTAATTACTCTAGCAACAATAGACTTATCATCACTAATGATATCCTCACCAATAATTGCATTATTATTAACATCTACAGTGTCACTAAAACTTAATGTGTCTAGTATTGGATCATTATCATCCAAAGATTCTAATATAGCTAAAACTTTAACTACATCAGGATAATTAAGTGATATTTCCTCATCTTGAACTCTTAAACCATATCTTTTATCAAATGTCAATCCATCTTGAACTGAATTACTAACATTCCCAGTTAAACCAGATGTTCTATCGTTTGATAATCTTACATAAGATAATTGACTTTTATTATATGTTTTTAATTTACTTTTTATTTCATTTTTCGATAAAGTTGAGTTTAACACAACAGTATCGTCATTTAATCCAGTTAATGTAAAAGTAGTTCCATTGGTGCTAAAATTATCACGGTTAAGAGATTGTATTGTTCCATTATCATTATGCACTGAATAACGTTCTTGATCAAAAGATACAAAACTAGAGTTTGTTAAGTCAGTATCACTCGAAGAATTGACTGTAAGAGTTCCTGAACTTATAGATTTTCCAAGAATTTGTTTAGTTATTGTTAATTGTGAACTTGATAAATCAATTGACTCAACATTAGAATTATTTAAAGATCTAAATAAATTTCCTGTTCCTCTTATATTTGGTGCAGCAGCGAACATTGATACCTGAATATTTGCATCTGGAACAGATCCTTCAAAAACACCAAATACAGTGGGTATTGGTTCTATTACCATCGATAGTCCACCACTTGTAATTGATTTAACTTTGTTAAATCTTTCTGTGCTTATACCTGGACTTATATATCTAACTATTGAACCTTTTCTTAATCCGGTAAAAGGTTCCCCACCAGCAGTTACGGTTGAAATACCTCCACCTGCACCAGATCTTGCAGTTATATCTACATTACTTATACCACTTGGAATTCTAAATCTTTCAAGAAAAGAATCTGCTTTAAATCCATCACCTGATATGTTTGGAAAATTACTAGAAGTTGGTTGTGAGACAGACTTTATTTGTTGAATATTATTTGCTGTTACAACACCTACACTCCTTAATAAATCTACACCATTAACAGTTAATTCCTCTCCTACCATAAATGTGCCTGAAGTTTCACTTAATGTTACAATTCCAACAGTGTTAGCATGATGAGGTCTAACAAATCCAGATGCATTTGAATTTTTCCCCCTTATAAAGGATCCCTCAGGTAGTGTAGATATACCAACAGGTGTATTTAAAGTTATAGTTGAAAATGTTTGCAGATCAAACAATCTTAAATCCCAATTAGTCGTTGCTCCTGAATAAGCAGAATTTTCTAAATTAAAACTATAAACTCTTGCACTTCCTATTAAAACACCAGATGAATTAAAATTATCAAATAATTTAACAACTGTTCCTTGTTTAGGAACTCCTTGAACATTATTAACTCTTAATATATTACCCATTTCAAAATCAACAGCACTATTTGTCTGTATTCCCACATCTCTAGGTTTATCAACATCAATAATATTTGTTGTGCTCTTTAAAACTCTATTTCCTCTAACATACGATAAACCAGGTGAAATTTTTACACACATCAAATCGTCAGAAGGTGTGTTATCTTGATCTGTTAATTGATTACTAAAATATAATCCATTATTTCCTAACTTATCATTTAGTGAATTGTGTATAGATGGTATAAATGGTCTAACTGAATAATTTCCAGACTCTTCAAAAGTTCTTTTAGCAAGAGCATCACCTAATAAATTTAAATTATCATTAACACCTTCACCAACTTTTTTTATTTTACCCTCTTCAATTTCAAGTAATAATACAAAATCTGTATCATTTTTATCAGTTAATAATTTTTTTGTAAGAGTTAAATTTATTTGTAGTCTGTCAGCACCTGGTGCTGCAAAATTTGTAAAACCAGTTGCATTATCATATAGTGAACTATCTTCCTTTGCATTTACAATTACTTCATCTACTTTCAAACCAACACGATAAGATGGTTTATTTTCAAAAGCATCTAATATTATTGACTGTTGATTAACACTAACAAAATAACCTCTAATATAGTAAACTCCCTTTTCAATATGAACTAAAGAACCAAAACCAGTGGAATTATTTGATATTAAAGACGCTACGGGTGTTCCTGCATTTATTGTGGTATTACCATATATTATATTCTCATCACATACTAATGACTCTCCATTTTCAAATGTATCAAAACTATTTAAATTATTTCCAGATGATATTTGATCAACGTGTAAAATTATTTGATTATTATTTTCTGAGTCTGTTATTGTTGTTGCTAACTTTACATTTGCACGTATTCCTGAAGATTGACCTGATACTATTTTACCAACTAAATTATTCGTATATAATGATATATCAACACCAAAGTTTGTAGAATTTAATTTTATAGCTCTAACATTATCTTGAAATGATGGATCACCTGGTATTACTTTTGCCCCATTCTTAAAAACATAAGTGCTTAGTTTAGATAATTGATCTTGTGATATTGATTGAGAACCAGTTAACTCTCTTGCTTGAACTGGGAAACCAGGTTTAAAAAGAACTTTGTAAAAATTTTTTGATTCATCAAAATCATCATAATATGGACTTGTATTTAAATTTGTTTTTTGTTTCATTTTACTTAAAATTCAAGAACGATTTTTACATCTTCTTTTTGCCTAGAGTTTCTTTCAACCAATTCTCTATTATCAATATAGATAATATCTCCTGTTTTTTTATTTATCTCCTCTTGAGAGATACCATTTGTAAAATTGACTCCTAAATTTATTATTTTATTGTTAACAACAGTTGTTATCCCACTAAAATTAGTATCAATAGATTTTGTAAATGCTAAATCAGGATCAGTATTGTCTGATATAATAGACTCAGATGATGATTCAAATGATATCACATTAGATTGTGATGAAATATTGGTGTTATCAGTTTGATCATTTCCATTTACAAAGTATAATGATCTATCTTGATAAAATTTTAAAATTTTTGTGTCTTTATCATATGAAGAAATATATCCTCTAGCAACCCCACTTTCTGTTGATTGAGTTATCCCAACACCAATTAATGATTTGGTGATACCTATATCTGAAGTTAACTTTAAGGAAGATAATGAACTAAATTGATTTAAAGTAAAAGTAGCAGCAGAACTGACTTGACTAGGATTTTTTACAATTCCTATTTGAGAAAACTTAGTATCTGTTGGAAAATCTTTAGTAGAATCATCAAATCTAGCATAAATTAAAACTTTATCAGAACCTAATTCTTTATATATGTTGTGTCCGTGTCCTTTTGAAGGTGGTATGATCGGAATTAATTTTGCTGCGTTTACAACACTTAAACTTCCAGTTGGATTTATTTGAACTGTTCCTAAATCTACTACACCGAATGTATAACCCGAACCACCTGATGAAACCTTTGCACTTGTAATTTTTCCAGTTGTATCAACAATAATTTGAACTTTTCCTCCTGTTCCATCACCTAAAATATCTACTTCATATGTTCCTGTTTGATATGAAGCGTTTACACCACTACCAGCATTTTCAATATAAACTTTTTTAATTTGATTTAAATTTAAATCAGAATTTCCTGATTCTCTCACATTTTGTATTTGACTATCAGTTGATGTTTCCCAATCATTAGGTAATACGATAAATTCAGTAGAGTCAAATTTTATAATATCAGATGGTGATGCGGTAAATAAGTATTTCCATAGATATCCATCACCACTTGTTCCAGCGGCAGATACTTCTAAATCTGTAAATGTAGGTTCATCAACAGATACGTTTCCTTTTACATTTGTACCACTTGATCCATTATCAATACATATATAAACTTTAAAATCACTATTTACAACGTAAAAATTTGAATCAAATAAATTACCAGTGTCACTATTAGGAGCTGGATTTACTATTGTTTGATAGTCATGACGATACAGATCATATCGAGTATTAGATACCCAATCATGTCTTTTCACAACTCTACGTATATTAGCACTATTAATTTTTTTACCAAATAACATGGTATCTCTGTAATGACTAAGATATTGTAAATTATCTACAGGTGCTGGTGTTTGAGTTTGCCAATTTGTAGTTCTGCCAAATCCAACAATTGAATTTGAAAATGGTATATTTCCAAATGGATTTGCTAATCCTAAAAATACGTAATATGAATCATTACCTGTTAATACTGAATTAACAAAATTATTAGCATTAAATATTCTGAACTGATCTGTTACAATTGCTGGCATTATTATTGTTTTTTTAGATATTTATACATCAAATAATAAGATTAGTTTTCAATGCTCCAGTTTTTCTGAGAGTATCATTACCTGATCCCCTAATCACAGTTGGGAAAGTTGATAATCCTACATCAACAGTTAAACCTGTAACTCCAATTGATATTGGATTTGAAGATCTTGATATGCTTGATATTTTTCCTAATGAAAATCTACCAACTGGTATACCAGCAGTCTCAATTGTGGATATTCCAACTGTATTAGTATCAATGGTGCATGTAATAATACCAGTAATAGTATTACCTCCCCCAACTACCCCTAATGTTGTTATTCCTGCAACGATATAAACATTGTCCACAAAAGTCGTACCAATGCCTACTACGTTTGTATTTGTTACATCGGTTGATGTAACACCATTTCCAACAGTAGTATCATATACGAATAATGGATCACCGATTGTAATTGGTCCTAACCCCTCAGTATTTATACCCGTAAATTTGATTGCTAATGCTGAGTTAAATATTGTGGTTCCTATACCTGTTATTATACCTGATGTATTTTCAAAAACGATATTAGTGCCACTTATTATTTCATCTACTATGGGTGATTTGGGTGCAAGAACTTTAGGTGGATTTGTATTCGTATATCCCAAACCAGGATTAGTAATACTTACAGAAGAAACAGATCCATTAGATATAGTTGCGGTTGCAGTTGCAGTTGTTGCTACTCCAACATTATTTAAAGGTATACCTGTTGTAGGTATACCTATTGACAACTGTATTGATGATTCGGTATATCCAGCTCCAGCATTGACTATGCTCAAGGATTGAATTGTACCAATTCCCGAAACAACAGCAGTCAATGCAGCTGCCACAGGATTACCTACTCCTGAAATCAAATTTAATTTAAAATTTGGACTTGCTTCATTTTCATAGTTAAATAATGATGCATCATCCACAAATATTTCGGTATTAGAAATTGAAATATCACCAATTACCCTTGCAGTTGGAAAAACTAAAGTTTCAATCAATTGTCTTGTTTTTGGAATTTTTGCATCATTTACAGATAAATCTCTTTTTTGTTTTAATAAATCTAAAGGTTTAAAATCTACATCGTTTATACCCTGACCAAAATAAATATTTGTTTCAACTTCGTCTGAATCTTTTATATCAAAAATTACTCTAGGATCTTGAGATGTACTAGTTAATAAACCTGCATTTTTAACTATTTGAACTGCATCACCCTTTTCAATAGGTGATGTTTCAGCATCTACTTGTATCGAATCCGTTCCAGCAGTTCCTCTATAGAAATAAATTTGTATATCATCATCTTTTTCTGGTGGTGTTGTAAATGTTAAAGATGTGCCACCATCAAAGATATAATTTTTAGTAGGTTCTTGTAGAACACCATTTCTAAAAATTATTAAAACATTTGATATATTACCAGTAAATACATTTCCTTCTTCTATACTTAACTGCTCTTGATTATATTTTATAGGAAATCTTACTCTTGATCCATTTTGTAAACTTCTTATTGAGTCAATAAAATCAAATTCTCCAAATTGGAAGAGAGTAAATTTATCATTATAAGTCCTTCTCACTTCCAATTCAAAATTATGAATAGGTGATGAAAGATTTACATCAGTAACAAGACCAACTACTGTAAATTTATCCCCAAAATTAAATGCATTTCCATTACCATTAACTTTAAAGTTTGTAACTTCAAATAATGTAGAACCTATACCTACGTTAGTAGCAACTGGACCAACATTCACATCTACCGTAATATTTTCTCCGGTATCGTATGTCGCACCTATTCCAAGTCTTGACAAACCTGTAATACCTAAACCAGAGTAAGAAGGAGAAGATACAAAAATCTTTGCATCCTTATAACTCTTACCACCACCTACAATAGTAAATGCAAGGGTTCCTCCTACACCAACACTAGCAGTAATTGTAGCACCAGATCCTACATTTGTACCAACATTAACACTAAAACTATCATCATTTATCTTTGTAACACTTAATGATGAACCACCTCCAGCAGGATCAGTAAGTCTAGGATATGGATGATCTGTAAAGAAATTATCTTTAGAACATTTGAATATAATTGAATATTCATCCAAAGTAATGTTATCACTTGTTGATAATCCATGATCTGCGACAGTAAATGTAATTATTCCTGATACCGGATTATAAATTGCATTTGTTGGTGTTAATTGTGCAGCATCACTACTTCTGTTTATAGCACCGGTATTTGCAGATATAAAACGGTGTTCATAACCAAGATCAACAACAGTCACACCTATTCCATTAATACCATTATATCCAGATCCAAATGTTAAATCTCCGTACCAAGGTAACGCTTCTCCTCCACCCTGATAATCATGTGTTGTTTCTCTAATACCAATATTAACACCAAATATATTAGTTGCTGCCACTGAAACTACTGAGAAGGTGCCACCAATTGATAATCCACCAGAAAAAGGTAAACTATTCAGTTGAACTTCATCTCGACTCTGTTCACCAAATACCCAATCTGGATCAGTTTGTGTTGTCACGGTTAGTAAACCTGTAGTATTATTATAAAATGCGGTTATAATTCCTAATGATGATCCAGTTGTTGCAACACCAACTATTGAAGTTATTGTTCCCCCAGAACTCACCACAGGTCTTATCTTAGCACCTGCTAGAGGTGCAAATCCCAATCCTGAAGTTGAACCTAATGATACGATAACACCTCCTCTTGGTAATTGATTCTGATTTACATCTTCATCACTTATTACAAGTTCATTATCTACAGTTAAACCAGTAAAATTAATTGTAGTGACACCCGCATTCGCATCTTGAGTCAAATTAAAATTACCAGATGGGTTGTTAAATGTGCTTGGATTTTGGAAAATACCATTAATTAACATCAATCCATTTCCGGTTGTTCCAATTCCAATAGTGTTTGCACCTCCAACCGTTAAATTAAATGTTGAATTAATACCTGTAAATTTATCCGAAATATCATCAAATACTATATTTGTATCATAATTATTTCTAAAGTATACCCTACCAGCAAAAGTTGATCGTGCATATGGTAAATTACTAAAAGTATCTGATCCTTGTGAATTTCCTATTGGAGCATTTGTAAAATGAATAGTGCTTTCTTCAATATTAAATGACCCTGTAAAAAACTTAATACTAGTTGCATCATTATGAATTGAAGATTTGCTTCCTAATGATGCACGATCAACTTGAACCAATGGGAATGTTCCAATGCCTGGTGTAATTGGACCTGAGAAAGAAGTTCCCACCCCAACATTGTTTATTCTCATAAACTCATCATCAATTTTGATTATATCCTCAACTAAAACAGATGAAATACCACTAAGTGAAAATATACTACTTGAAGCACCAATATTACCATTATTATTAATAAGAGTTTGTGTTAAATTTTTAACTGATATTGGATCCTGCATTAATCCATCAATAGTGATAATTGATTTTTCAATTCTCTTAGACATAGTAAATTTATGAGCATTTCCCTCACCTAAACCTGTAAATGTAACTGCAGTTCCTGCTCTTGTTGTTGATATTTGAAAAGTATTTTCACCAGTTTTTATACAAAATACGTTACCGACCTCTGTCAAAACTGTGTTTATACCTGCTGATACATTTTTGTATACAAGAGATGATGTTCCAACACCAACAACTGTTGAATCTGGTTTATACACCAATTCCTCATCATTTCTAAAGAAATGATCATTTATAGTGAATATACCAGTTGATGAGTCTAAAGCATTTGATGGATTAAAAGTTTTACTGAAAATAGGAATATTATTCGAATTTAATTCAAAATCAGTTCTATTAATTCTTACACCATTAATTGCATTAAAGAATTTTAAGTCAATAGACTCTCTTATTGAACCATACTCTAAATCATTTGCTACATTTTGAGTGTCATTTAAATTATAGAAACATTGATTAAATGTTTTTATGGTGCATATACCAGTCAAATTGTCAGGATAAAAATTAATTTTAATATTGGATCCGTCATATACTCCACCAAATGTTCCTAGTCCAATGTTATCATCAAATAATGACGTAGATCCAACTGATAAGAATTGAGCTGGTTGAGTGAAAATTTGAGATCCATCATTTATTGAATAAACTTGATGTAAAGCTTTGGAAGATCCTATGCTTACCTCAACAACTGATTTAAAAGCATTGAATAAATTTTTATCTAAATTGATTATTGAAGTTGTTCCCACACCTGCTGTTGTTATACCTTGGTATACAATACTTCTCTCTTGTCCTCCTATTTGATCATTTGATAAAAATCTATGCTCACCATTTCCTAATCCAGTTGTTCCAATACCCACTATTTTTGATTTAATTAATAAAACAATATCTTCAGTATCATTATAAAAACTTAATGATAGATTTCCATTTGATAAATCACCACTAAAAATACCCACTCTACTATTAGTATTATTATTATCCGTATAATATTCAGAATAGTAAGAATTAACATTATCATGAGTTAAATATGATTCAACAAATTCAACCTCATTATCTGTTATAATTTGTGTATTTACAAAATATGATTCAAATTGATTAGATGGAAGTGAAATAATTGATGATGTGATTCCAGGTTCAACTTTTCCACCTGAAGATAAAAGTCTTACAACACCTAAACTTTGTGAACTAATTCCACTAGTAGAGGGTGCAAGAACAACTTCATTAGAAGAAGTGAATGTGTTTTCTATTATTTTAAAATCATAATCAGTATTGAATTTATCTTTGGGAGTATATCTTAAAACATTTTCACCTGCATCGTTTGTTGCGATGGAAAAATCTCCAAGTGTTTCATTTTCTGCAGTAATATTATTAGTTCCAACGTTATTCAATTTGGATTTAATAATTAAAGCATTTTGTGATCCATCAGCAGCCTCTGGTGAACTTAGTAATAATAATTCTTGTAATTCTAACTCTTGACCAACAAAACTATTCACTCTAACGAGAAGATTTGTAAAAGATTTTATTTGATTTAAATTTAAAATATCTAAAAATGTATCAGGATCTCCATCAAGGTTAGAAAAATCTTTACTTATATCATCAACATCAAGGACATTATTAGTATTACACCTAACAAAATCACTAAGTCTAATATTTTTAAATTCTAAAAACTTTGAAGAAGAATTAATAGGATCTTTATCTCTCGATAAATCAATATTTTTGACGACATCTACTCTTTTATCATCGATTATGTTTATAGTGATCGATGTTACAGATGTTGATCCTACTCCAACACTAGATGATGATGAAATTTCGGTGTCAGCAAAATTTTTCAAACCTGAAGTATGAAGTATATCATTAACCGGTGTCTCAAATTTATTCCATGGTATTTCACTCTTAATAGAATATGAAAGATTTTGATAATAATTATTATCAGAGGTAACTTGATTATCAACACTTAACTTACCAACTTCATCATCCCATCCAATATTTTTTCTAGATGAAAAATCTATTTTAAAAATACCTTTACTTTCATTTATTTCTCTAATCTCAGCTTTCGAATTTGAATATTGTCCAATAATAATATCACCTACTTTTAAATCATATGAACCAATAACTTTAATATAATTATCATTATATTTTGATATAAACAAATCTTTGATTTTACTATTTACTCTTAATCTTTCTCCCTCTATGAATACAGATTTGACTAAATTATAATCGAAAACAGGATATTTGGATTTATTAATAATAGTAGCAAAATTATTTTGATTTGTAACTGCAATACCAACATATGTGCTTACTCCTGTACTATTTGTGGTAGATATTCCTAATACAGATATAATAACTTTCCTTGGGTTTGTATTTTTATTATATTCAGATACTCTTAAGAAAGAATATTTGTAATCTGATGAGTTATGCCCACTACCAACAAAAGGTAAATTTTCTCCAGTTTGAGTATTTACTCCAACATATCTTTGAACTCCCTCTATAAAAACTTCATCTCCAGCTGTAAATGGTTCAACATTAAATCCATTTAATGGAGTTGATATAAAACATGTAAATGAAGTTCCAACACTATTATCAAAATCAATTGATTTTATGGAAACACCATTTGTGTTATTTGTTGTAATTATTTTTACCCTTTCCTCTGGTAATCCATTTGGTTTATCATTAATTAATACGTTTGATATTGTACTTTGATTCATTATCACTTCCAAATATCCACTGTTTATTTCTAAACCTGTATTTGGATCAACAATAATTATTTTAGGAGTACTAGTGTAATTTTGTCCTCCAGATGTAACAGTAATAATTCCTATAGTATTTCCATTTAAAGTTCTAATTAATGGGGATACTGGTGCACTAGGATTTAAAGTCTTATCTGTTGAATATTCAAAACTATCATTTAAAATTCTTACTTCATTTATATTACCTATTGAGTTTGATAGTAAATCAATAGTTGCATCTGAGGCAATCGTAGAAGACGATCCAGAAAGCACTGGTAGTTTTTTATATCCTGTTCCCCCTGATATTAATTCAACGTCTCCTATGCCATCCTGAGAAGAAGTGGAACTTGTTTTATAAGTAATTGATTTTGATTTTGAAGTTATATTTTCATCAAAATTATTGGTATTGTAAGATAATCTTTCAGGATCTTTGTTTAAAAATATATCAAATGTAGTTGAACCAATTGATGAAACTTTATAATCTCCGTTATAGTTACTGTTTACATAACTTATTTGATTATTATCAATTACTTCAGTATCTACTGTACTAATATATCCAGATTTTACTAAATTGTAATATAATTTTGAGGGTAATGAGGTAGAAAATCCAACAGTTAATGATGATCCAACTTGAACCACGTTCAAGCTAGTAGATGATCCCATAGATATAAATTGATTATTAAAATCACTATCATAGTAAACTCTAAATTCATAGTCATTAAGAGAAGAATCTGATAAATCAAAAACAAGATTATTATTTTTAACAACATTTATAGATGGATTTATTTTTGATACTGTTTGTGTTGATCCTCCAGTTGAACCTAATCCAACTACTACAGGTGGTTTACTTTGAGAATCTAGATAACTTTCAGTAAATTTAAAATTATTATCATCAACTTTGAAAACAAAATATTCTTTGTTAACAAGACCTTGTGGTGCTAAATTAGAATTATATTTTATTTTATCTCCAGTTTTTAAATTATGGGACTGTAATGTTAAAGTATTTGTAGTTGTGTTAATTCCTGTTGAATTTAATCCTATTTGATCAAATAATAGATATCCAGTTTCTAAATCACGTTTAACACTAACTGTTGATAAGGTTCCAATTCCTACATTCAAACTAGGTTTAACATTTAATGAAATTTCGTCATTCAATGATAGAGTATGTGAAGTGCTTAAGGTTACTTTTGTATTAAACTTTTTAATATTTCCTGTAATCTGATTGAAATCACTTTCGAATAAGTATTCATCACTATTATTACCAACAGATATTGATCTAAAAAACAATTCACTAAATGTTGCACCAATTCCCGTTTTTAATCCTATTAAATCTTTCCCACTATTAACAACATGTAAATTAGTTGTTGGTAAATTAAATATAGTAGATGTTGGTGTTGTTGATACAGAAATTTGAGATTTACCGGTTGGTATAGTTAGATTAATTTTTTGATTATTATAGAAAGGATGATTATTTAATAATACTTTTTGTGTAGGTATATTTCTACTAATTGTGCTATCTAAAAATACAAATGAAGTCTGATGATTTAATCCTGGTGTAGTGCCAACTCCAACAGATTTTGTTGGATTAAAAAATACTTTATTATTTTTTTTAGAATCGAAGAATGATAATTTTTGATTTATTGTAAATGTATTTGATTCAAAAATAATTGGTGATGTAGCGGAATGTGAGGTTCCTGTTACAGATCTTTTTACTCTTAGAACATTATTATCAAAAACATTCAAGATTTTCATAGTTTCAATACCAACTCTTATAGTTGCTCCAATTGATATGTTTTCAGGAATATTTGACACATTAATTTCTGTTGTTAAACCTGCAGTTACAGTGGAATTAATAGTTGATATATTTTTAGATATGAAAGAAGATACTCCTATAATATTAAACTGATTTATATTAATAGAATCTGTGGATAATCCAGATAATACTACCGAATCTTTATCATTTAAATTATGCGGAATATTAGTATCAATAATTATTTGATCTTGATTCCATATTAAAACTACATTATCAATTTGATTAACGGTAGTATCAAGATTTGTTATCTCTTTACCCTTTAATTTTAATACCCTTACACTTAATCCGTCACCACTTGTATTTGAATTATCAAAGATTAAATTATCATTAACTTTATAATTTTGTCCAGAATTAACAACTTTTATATTCTCTACTGTTCCTGATGATACAGATTCTACTATACTTTTTTGTTGTGTTATCTCATTAGTTTCAACTAAAAAATCATTGTCAGCAAAAGGATCTGATACTTTATATGGAAATGTATTTCTTCTTAAACCAGAAGAATTTAAATCATATGATTGATCAAATTCTGTAATATTACTTTCAATTATTTTTGATTTAAATTTATCACCAATAAAAAATGGAAATTTAGGATTACCTAAATTATCAACCAATGCATGATAGGCATATATACCATTTGGAAAATCATTATTTATTTCAAATCTACCGTTATACTGATCTAAATCTCCACTATTATTAAATTTAAAATCTTCAACAAAAAATTCTGATGGAAAATTTAATAAACTTGGTCTATCAGTATAATTTGTATCTACAACATAACTAGAACTTAAAGTTTTTATTGAACCACTCCCGTCTGCTCCATCCAATCCAAAAGGTCCATAAATCGGATTACCATCATAAGCCCAACCTATGATTGGTGATGAAATACTACCTCCATCATTAAATATATTAGTGCTATAACCACATATAGAATACTTTAATTTATTATCACCTTTAGATATTAAACTTTTAGTATTATTGAAATTTTTGTTTAGTGTTAAAGACCTAACATTTGTATCAAAAATAAAATCCGATCCTGATGGTTTAACAGTAACCGTAGCATCAGTTGAATATCCTAAACCAGGATTAATCACAACTACGTCAGTTAATTTTTGATTTGTTATAATAGGTCTTAATTCTGCTCCAGATCCGTTTGTGTCATTTACAATAAGGTCAGGAGATGAAAAATATTCAGTTCCACCATATTCAATACTAACAGAATCCACCTGACCATTAATAATATTTAATTTTAATGAGGAATCTTTTCCATTTTGAATTGATATGGTAGGTTTTTTATGATAATTTAATATAGTTGAACCATATCCAGTGCCATTCTCATATAGATATAAATTTGTAATCGAACCTCTAACAACAGGAGTTAAATCAACTGTTTGAAGTGAAGTTGTTCCCAAACCAACTGAAGTGAAATTAATAAAAGATTTAATTTTTGGATAACTAAATTGTTGAAATCCAGTTCCAGTTGATGATATTTCAACTATATCTCCTCTTTCAAAATTAGAAGTAATTGTGGCACCAACACCTGCATCACATAATTGAAATTTATTACCATCTACTTTTTTAATAAAATAATCCTTAGTAGTGCTTAATCCGGATATAAATTCAGGTTGTGTTGTCCCTAATCCAACAACATTAGAATATTGAACTACATCACCAGTTTCAAATCCATGATCTGTGAATTGAATAGTGTTATAATTAGTTAAAATTCCAATTGGTTTTACTAATAATTTTTTATTTCTATAATTTTCACCAGAATTTATAACTTTTACTTCTGATAAATTATTTTTTGATGAATTTAATCTAAATTTTTGAATACCACTACCGCCACCTATTATATTGATTGAATTTGTACTTGTTCTTTGATCTTCAAAAGTGTTATATAATCTTATTGTCTTATTATTGAGAACTGATGCAAAATAAGATGCACCATCAAATAAAGTTGTTGATGCAGTGGATACAGAAGTGTTATTTTGATTATCATACACTATCTCCTGACCATCAACAAAACCATGTTCTTTTAAAAATGTTATTGTATTGATTGAAGTATTAATACCACCACCAGTTAATGTAGTTCTAGAATCAAAAATAACACTCCTAAACCTTTTAACAATAATAGGTTCTAATATACATCCAGAACCATTACCACCTGTCACTCCTATTGAAATAACTTCATTTATATCAAATTCTTGAGGATCAACAATAACCTTTTTAACAGATCCATTTATTACTGGTTGGACTAAAGCAGTTGTACCTATTCCATTTGAAACTGTAAATTTTGGTTCACTTATAACATCAAAATTATTACCACCATTTAAAACAGAAGTCGAACTTAGAGGACCAAAATATATTTTATCATTTGATTTGTAATTTGATATCTCAACACCATTAATTAACATTCCTGTTTCACCAGGATTAGTAGTTTCACTTATTCCAGTGGTTAAATCTTGTTTTAATGGGAATTTTTTTAGTAATTTTTGAGGTGTGATTAATTTGTCTTTATGATCAATTAAAGTAAATGTATGGGTAGAAATTCCAGTGGGTGGTGTGAAAGATAAAAATGAATCACTTGGTATGCTAGATCTTGAATTATATAATTTAATCTTCTTTATATTACCATCAATATTATTTTTAATAAAATAAGAACCTGTCTCAAGTCCGACTAGAGGTTCAGCACTTGGTTGATAAAATACTTCCGTTCCAGTTAAAAAATTAACATTTTCATCAAATACTATGGTTGTAAATTTTTCTAAATCATTTTTATCAATTAATTCACCTTCAGTGTTTATCCCAATTCTTAAAGTTTTTTCATTTATCTGTGTTTCTATTAATTCTGTAAAAGGATATTTTGCTGATATCAAACTTTCATTATAAGATGGTAATGAATTTGATGCTACATAAGCAAAATTATCAACTTCATCAACGTATAAATTTTGAATATCTGATATAATTTTATTATTTCCATATAATATTTGTGCAGCATTTACATCAGAGAATGCTTTATTAAGTTTCCTACGTATTTTATATTTTTCACCAGTTATTCGTGTAAAATTAAATCTCTCTAGACTTACTGTATTTTTATCAATTATTTCATTAACATAAGGAATATCATTCCCATCTAATGGATAAACAATTTCATTAGTTGATAATTTTAATAATTCTATTTTATCACCTATTTTTAAACTTGATTTATCACATTCACTTGATAATGTTATAGTAGAATTTTCTATAAATTCTTTTATTTCATAAGTTGAACTAGTATTATAAATCCAAGAATTTGCAAATGTTTGTTTATAATTTTTTACTGTAGGATTTATTATTTTATCACCAATATTTTTAACAAATAACTCATCATTCTCTTCAACATCCAATGATTTTATATTTTTATACTTATTTAAAACACCGGTAAATCTCAATTCTACTTTTTTACTTAGATCTCCATTTTCATAGGAATAGTAAATATCATTTGATCTAATATTATCGGTTATTGAAATTTGATTTGTTATATTAGTGCAATCTAAAAATTGATTAATAGTTTTACTACCATAAGAAAATGTAGTAAGTCCAGAAACTATTGTTCCTGATGTTCCAAAACCGACAGTTGAGTCAACACTAACAACCGATGATCCAATAGATACATCTTCAAGAGATTTTGTATTAGAAATTATGGTAAAATCATCAGAAATTTCTGCTTCATTATTAAATCCAACAAAAAGTTCAAATTTAAAATATTGCTTATCATTTCTTGTAAACGGTTCAACCTGTGAAATAGATGTGTTTATATCTGAATTTAAATTACTTTTAAATAATGATTGCCCTATAAGAAGTAAAGGATTTCCTGATATTACTTCTGCAATCGCAACATCTCTCCTTACATACTTTGCTGTCGATGGTTTTATAAGAAATTCTTCTAAATTTATTACTTTTACAGCTACGTTAAATAATGCTCTGAATAATATTCTAAAAGACTCATCTGTACCTTTTGATTGGTATAATGATCGAGAATTCTTTAAAAAATTACCAACATTTAAATCAGTTGCAAAATTTGTTTTTTCAAGTCCAGGTGTAATTGTAGATTTAATTTTTTCATAAAATTCTTTTAAAAATAAAACTGACAAATTTTCAACAGAATCTAATGATGAGTGTTCTGATGCAGTAGATGTTGAAAAAACTAAATTTTCTTTTTCAAGATCTGCATGATAACTTGTAATACCACTAAACCCACGTTCACAACCAGTAAAGGTATTTGTGGTAATTCCAGTATAAGTGATTATCTCATCACCAATCTTTAGTAAACCATATTGATTTGGAAATCCTTTTGTGCTATTAACAGAAATTGTTTTATCACCAATAGTAGTGATACCAGTCAAAATGGTGGAATTTTGAATTACATCTGGGGTTAAATGATCCAGATTTAAATATTGATCTAAATTATCAACAAGATCAATCGGTGCACCTTGATTTTCTTGAGAAATATAGTATTGTTTTAAAAAATCTACAGTTAACGGACTCTCATCCAAAATAAATTGTGGAAGTTGATTCGATAAAATATCTTGTATTTTTACTCTTGTATTAATACCAGTGCCAATCATATTATATACGTTTTAAGTTTCCGTTTGAATAACTAGATGTATAGAAATCTCTGGCAAATTGTACACCAGAAATATCATCACCTGATGCTATAACATCTCTAACCATATTTATGGTGCTATCTGCAACACTAAAAGATACATATAAATCCTTAAGTCCAACAACATCATTCGATTCGGGAAAAGCTTGAATCTCAATAATGTTATTAGGTTTATCTGTTGATATAATATTAATTGTGTTTAGTATTACCTCACCTTTTACATAATCAACAATACCTGCTGAAGATTTAACAATAGTGAATACATCTGTATTTCCTGAAGTGTTTTCTCTTACAATGGAAATAACACCAGTTTTCATATCACTATTAGGAACGTCAGTTAAATATACCTTTGAACTTATACCATTAATAAAAAATCCTGTTGATTTTATATTAAATCCGGATGTATTAACATGGAATTGATTACCAAAACATAATTCATATTGTGCGAATTGGTTTAATGTAACCTGTAAATCTCTTCTCAATACTACCTTTGTAATATTAGATGTAATTGATGTATCTGTTTTATCAATTACTTGTAAAATTTTACTATATTTAAACCTTCCACCAAATTTATTCAATTCAACTGATTTTGAATAAGCATTTAAATTGTTAATTACGGAAGTTTTCAATGTAGATGAACTAGAAACCAAAGAATTGTTATAGTAAACTGATGATAATATCTCAACATATAAAACTTTTAAATCAACAATTTTCTGGTTTATACCAGAAACTGAGTACGTTTTTAATTTAGATAATATAAGTTGTTTAGAAAAATCAGACACAAAACTTCCATTCTTTGGTTTAATACTTATGTTTATTGTTCCAAATTCTGGTGGATCAAGTTCTTCTCCTCCTATCACAGCCACAGACTCTGTATTAGGATATATTTTCTTTATTAATGATTCATAGTCTCTTGCAGTTACTGCACGGTTCTGTGAGGAATATGCGTATGGTGAATAATATTTTATAGAACTTAAAGACTCTATTTCAGATCCATTTATTGATGATTGATCTGTTGTTACAATAACCGATGACTCTGGAGCAATAGTTCCACCATTTTGATTTACAAGAGTTCCGGAAAAGGTAAAATTAGACACACCATTTCCATCATCACCATCTGTGATTAAATATTGCACTGTTACTGTATCACCATCCTCTTCACTTGATCCATGTGCAGTACCTAATTTTTTCCCAAAAATACCATCTCCAAAAATTAATTCATATCTTTCATCCTGTATTTCTCTTATGAAAAATATTCTTGATAATGATGTAACATCATTTAATTCTGTTGCTAAATTATATTTTACTCCTACCCCACTATCTCCATTTTTTTTAATTGATACTCTAATTGTTGAAGAATCTATATTTTGATTATCTAATATAAACCTTTGATCTAATGATCCATCATATAAAAATACTTGTGATAAGTAAATACCTTGATAAACATTAACATTACTAAATGATGCAACATTATTATTTACTGTTGATGTTATGCTATCAACAGTTGAGAATGTAAAAGATGATTCATTTAATGATCCTGTGCATACAAGACCTGGTTGTAGAGTAACAGTTGTTGTATTATCTGGAACTGTTACATCAAAACTGATTTGAGATAATGCAGCAGTCTTTGATCTTGGTGTATATCCTATATTACTAGCTAATGAAACAACATTCTCCCTTAAAGTTGCAGAATCTAAGAAAGATTCATTTACTATCATATTAGCATTAAATGATGTAATGTAAGTGTTATATGCTAGAGTATCAATTAATACTGAAAAATTAGATCCATCAAAGTCAAATCCACTAAAATTTGAATTAGATCTTAAATAATCTTTAATTTGTGTCTTAATTTGATCAAAATCAAGATTTGCGTAATTATTATAAGGCATTTTATCGAGTTGCCTCTAGTATGAAGGTGTATTCTTGTGTTGGAAATTCTTGACCCACAATATCAAAAATAACAGTTACTTCAAAATTATTTTCGTCTGGTCTTGGGTCTACTTCAACTACTACATTTTCAACTCTTGATTCAAAATTACGAATTGAAGTCAATATTTGATCCTCAATAACTGCTGCCGTACCAAAATCTACGAAGTCGAATAAACTCTGGTAAACATCAGAACCAAACAAAGGGTTAAAAAATTTTTCAGTTGGTATTGTTTGCACTATGTTTCGCACAGATCTACGCACTGCATTTTCATTTTTTAAAATTGGTAGATCCTTAGTCACTGGATGTGGTGTAAAAGACAAACTTATGTCCTTATATGACCTAAATATCCTCGTTACGGGCATTTAACATAGTTTTTTTATTATTTATACCACTTTTTCTATCTTTGTACTAGTCGTAATTTATATTTTTCAGATTTAAGGCATTCAATTACATACTCAGCTCCAATTTTAGGGTTATTTTCACCACAAGTGAAGAAATCTGCAGTCAAACAACCAATTTCAGGCCAAGTATGACAAGAAACATGACTCTCGGAAAGTGCAAAGAGTAGTGTAACACCACAAGGACTAAATTTATGCGTATATTCGTTTAAAATATTCATATTTGAGCTCAAAATTGCTCTTGTGAACACTTTACGGAGAAAATTGGGACTATTTAAGTCATTAAATGTCCCATCGTATATGTCTAAAAGTAAATGATCACCTAATACGAAGTCTGTCATCCTAATTCTGGTACATCATCGACATAAAAATCTACATTTCCAGTATTTGCAGTATTTCCTGCCCCAATTGCAGTATCAATTTCGTTTTGATTCAATATATCAACTGATTCTTGCCTTTCTTTCGATGTTTTCCAAAAATAATTGTCTTCTGACCCTAATCCGTCACGATCATGACCATTTTCCACCTGATAGTACACGGTTGATACCTTAAAATCGGGAATCTTAGGTGTCTCAGGAGTGATACTGTTGTCATAGATCCTCATTCGGTTGTTCGGATACAGTGCAAACTGCCCATTATCCAATTCTAACAGGTTATGAGACTTATGTTCGGCAGGTTGTTCACTTGTTGAGTAATCAACTGCATCTACATCAGAGTGATAATTGTCAAGAGTACATATGTACGTGCCCGTCTGATTGCCATAGTCTCTTGTATAGACTTCATAGTGCATCGAACCGATAAACTGCTTCTGAACGGCAATCACTCCATAGTCCATACAGTTCCAAAACTGTAGATTATGAAGTGTCATATCAGGATCAGGTATCTCAGGAGACGAGAGAAAGGCAGAAATTGGTAACTTATCAAACATGGCGGCATACTCAGGTAGATAAGTTTCAAAATAAAATGCACGACCAGGTATACTTTTTGCCGATACCCAGACTCCCTTGACAAATTCACCATGACCACTCTTATGGTCAGTTAAGTATTCTTTTCGTACCCAGACTTCATAGGAGGGTAAGTTTGTAATCAGTGTACTCATTCTTCGTATTCATTTTGTATTTCAGTTGTTAAATCGAGAGGGTTTGGAAGTTTGCCATCATAAAACTCTTGTGCTAGATCTTCCATTAACTCACAATACTCCTCCGTGGTCAGGTTCTTACCAAGAATCTTCTGACCGTTACGAACCTTATATAACTCTTGTTTTTTCATGCCCGACACGAATTCTTGGA